CACGTGCGACGAACGTGCAACGCACAGACGATGAACGTGCAGGGGCTACCGTACCGTACCCTACCGTACCCAACAGTACAGTACATAACAGTACAGTACCTCCTAACGGAGATACCCCCCCTATACCCCCCGCAAGCGGGGGGAGGGGCGCGGGGAAAGCCCCTGCCGAGCCACAGCAAGCACATTTTGATGATTTCTGGGCTTCATACCCCAAGAAGGTCGGCAAAGCGGAGGCTTTGAAAGCGTGGAAACGCCTAAAGCCAGACAAAGACCTGCGGGAGCGCATAGCCGCAGCGGTCGCCGCCGCAAAAGGTAGCTACCAATGGAGCCGCGAGAACGGTAGGTTCATACCGAACCCGGCGACATGGCTCAATCAAGGGCGATGGGATGACGAATACACCACCGCCGCCCCGGAACCGCCCCGGTCGGGAGGCACCGCGAAGCCGAACACCCTCGGAGTGCTCGCCCAGATAATCGCAGAGGAAGAAGGTGTCGAGCATGAATAGAGCCGACGTAGCCCGACTGCTCGCCATCGTCGTCATGGCATACCCCAACTACGACAAGTTCAAGGACGAAGCCCACGTCAAGACCATGACGAATATGTGGGCTGACTTCTTCAAAGACGACGACAGCAGCATCGTAGGGCTGGCAATCAAAAAGCACATCAGCACCAGCAAATGGCCCCCAGCCATAGCGGAGATACGGGAAATCATGGCAGACATCGCCATGCCGGACATCATCCCGCCGGACGAAGCATGGGCGGCGGTCTCCCAGCTCCTCTACGTCGCCGGGGAGCATTGCCACCACGATATACACGCGCTCCTGCCAAAGCCCATCGCCGACACGGTCGACGAGATAGGATACAGCAACCTCTACGGGATGCACGTCGCCTCCGTCCGAGGCTACACCAACAAGGCAGGGCTGGACAGGGTGGCATTCATTCAAGCCTACGAGGGCAAGGTCAAGCGAGCACGGGAACAGGCAATGATGCCACCGTCACTCGCGCAGGGAATCGACGCAGCGTCCGCTTCTTGCTCGAACGGCGACCGCAAGATGCTGGAGGGCATGAAGAAGCAGTACGAGGACAAAAAGGACTACTACGAAAGGGCATGGTACGGCAGAACCCGCGAACTTCTCGCCGAACCAGACGAGACGGACACCGCCCTCCTTGAAGAACGTCAGCAGAAAGCCCTCGAAGAAAGGCTCGAACGCCGAGGTGAGGAGGACGACCTATGAAGCACAAAAATGACATCCTCATCGCGGTCGCGCTCATCGCGGCGGCACTTTTCGCCGCGATGGGGATAGGCAGCACAAAGACGGAGGGGCAGGAGCCGGAGCGCCCGGTGGTACTTATCAGCGCAACCCCGACCACAGCGACCCAGTCTCCGACCCCTACGGAGCCGCCGAGCACCCCGACACCGACCCCAGAACCCACGGAAGAACCAACGCCAACCCCAACCCCGGAGCCTCCATACGGCGAAAACAAGGTAACAATGCTCGCAAAGGTCGTATGGGCAGAGGCACGAGGAGTTCCCAGCACAGCCGAGAAAGCCGCCGTCATCTGGTGCGTCCTCAACCGAGTGGACGCTGACGGGTACGGAGACACCATCGTCGAGGTCGTGACCGCAAAGTACCAGTTCGCGTACCGGGAAACATCGCCGGCAACCGAGGAGCACATGACGCTGGCCGCCGATGTTCTGGACAGGTGGTGGCGGGAGAAAAACGGCGAGGCCGACGTGGGCCGCGTCCTGCCGGCGGGGTACACATTCTTTTGTGGCGACGGCGCCCGGAACCATTTCAGAGAGCAGTACAAGCACACGGGGATTTATTGGGATTGGAGCCTCCCGAGCCCGTATGAAGACTGAAAGGAGATACACAATGAGGACAATTTCTTTATGGCAGCCATGGGCCCAGCTCGTAGTCATAGGCGCCAAGGGCGTCGAAACCAGAGGATGGAGCACCAAAGTGCGGGGCCGCGTGGCAATTCACGCCAGCAAGGCAGACCACAGCGGAATATTGCTTCACATCCCGATGTCGGAACTTCGGTTCTTCCAAGAGGCCGGCGTCACAGGCCACCCGGAGCCGCCGTTGGGCGCTGTCGTTGGCACGGTGGAGATTTACGACTGCCAGCCCATCGAGAAGTTATACGGCAGCCGGCACGACACGCCGAAGGAAAGAGCGTTCGGAGACTGGACGCCCGGGAGGTTTGGCCTTCTGCTGCGCGAGCCCGTGTTATTCGACAAGCCGGTGCCGGCCAGAGGGGCGCAAGGTTTCTGGAATTGGGGCGGGCAGCCATGAAGGCGCTTGGCCTCACGATTACCAAGCGAGGCAGAATATGGCCGCCGGTGAGATATTCAAAACCCAAGGGCTGCCTGCTCGCGGCCGAGGCGTGGCGGCTTTCGATAGGCCCCGTCACCATCAGCAGAACACGGAAAGCAGACGAGCCCTGCCCCGGGAGGGGCGAGAAGCTATGCGAGACATGCCCGCAGCGGCAAAGAAAGGAGGCGCCCATATGCGAATTGCAATCACCATCGTATTTCTCACGGTCGTATTTATCAGCGCAATCGGGGCTTTTGGAAGCAAGGAAAAAGACACCCGGCAAAACTCGGTCATCGTAGCCCTTGCCGCCATCGCCGCCGTCGTCATCATCTGCATCGTGGGGAGGTAGGAAACGTGAGCATCGAAAAGTTCGGAAACATCTACACACCCACCTGCGACAGGTGCGGAGCCGAACTCCCCGGCGAGTTTGACTTCTACGATGCGGTCAACGCCAAGAAGCGCGAGGGCTGGAAAAGCCGCAAGACCGACGGAGAATGGGAGGACATCTGCCCAGACTGCCAAGAAAGTGAGGAATGACAATGAACATCCACAAGAGCAAAATCGACTGGTGCAGCCACACATGGAACCCTGTCACCGGCTGCCGGCACGATTGCCCCTACTGCTACGCAAGGGTTATGACCGACCGCTTCAAGCCCCACGCCGCAGAGTGGCCGACGGACGAAACCACGGTCATCGCCGAGGAGAAAAGCGAGGGATGCTTCAAAGCGGTACGCCCCACCGCCCTGCGCGACCCGGCGGGGAACTACCTCCGCTCCACCCCCTACCCGAAAGGCTTCTATCCCACGCTCCACACGTTCACGATGGACTACCCGAAGAAACGGCTCACGCCCTCGCGGATATTCGTCAGCAGCATGGGCGACCTTTTCGGAGACTGGGTGCCGGATGCGTGGGTAAAGACAGTCCTCGATGCTTGCGCGGAGGCTCCCCAGCACGTCTATATGTTCCTCACGAAGAACCCGAAGCGGTACATCGAACTCGCCCAGAGCGGCATACTGCCGAAAGACAAGAACTTCTGGTGGGGAACGTCGACACCGACAGAAGAAACCGAATACTTCTGGGCAGACGAATACCAGACCTTCATCAGCATCGAACCCCTCCTCGGCCCGTTTACCGAGCATAAGGCACTCACCCGCCGCCCTGCCGACTGGGTAATCGTCGGAGCCATGACCGGGGCAGGAGCCAGAAAGCAGCAGCCGAAGCGCGAATGGATACAGGGCATCGTCGACACCTGCAGGCACGACGGAACCCCGCTGTTCATGAAAGATAGCCTGCTCCCCATCTGGGAAGACCCACTCGTGAGACAGTACCCGGCAGGTATGCTCACTCACACGGGAGAGGAGGAAGCCGTATGCAAAAGAACCTGCGGAGGCTCACAACCAGAGTAACCGCCCAGACCCTCTACAACTACCGCCCCACCACAACGGCGGCAAAAGACCCAATGAAGCAGTATCAAGGCGCGGTGAACCGCGCACAGGGAAAGAACTTCGAGCGGCTCATCGACGAGGCTCTCGCCTACTACGAGCAGAAAGGCGCAGCGGCTGTCGAAAAGACCCCAGAGCCGATGCGCCCCACCAAAGACCTCGGAAACGGGAAGTTCATCTCCTACTACGAGAAGCAAGCCCAGCCGGACTACAAAGGCACCATCAAGGGCGGCAGGTCGGTCGTCTTCGAGGCGAAGCACACCACCTCCGACCGCATCGAGCAGAACCGGGTGACGCAGGAGCAGAGCGACAGGCTCGACAAATACCACAGCATGGGCGCCCTGTGCTTCGTCTTCGTCGGCTTCAACATGAGAGACTTCTTCAAGGTGCCGTGGGAGGTCTGGCGCGACATGAAGACGCACTTCGGCCACAAGTACGCCACCCCGGAGGAGCTTGAGGCCTACAAGGTGCCTCTGGGCCGGAACGGCGTTCTGCTTCTGCTTGATTGAGGAGGAAACCACGATGGCTGGAGAGCTGCACATAGGCAACGACCAATTTCAGTACATCGCCCGTATCAGCCACGGGAAAGACAGCTTGAAAATGCTCGATGTCATCGTCTCTCGCGGCCTCCGCCTTGACCGTATCACCACGACGGACATCTGGGCGACAGACACTATCCGAGGCGAGCACCCCAAGATGGTAAAATTCAAGGAAATCGCCGACGAATTCATCTGGCGGAAGTATCGCATCGAGGTTGAGCACCTGTGCGCCATGAGGAACGGCCAGAAGGTCACATACGAAAAGCTGTTTTACCACATCCCGAAGCGCAGGAACGCGGGGGGGGGCAACTGTCGGCAAAAACAGGGGACAATCCTCGGATTTCCGACACTGTGGGGACCGTGGTGCCAATCCGACCTCAAGCGAAGCGCATCCCGGCAGGCCGCAGGGCTTTCCTGCACAAAGAGGGAGCTGGTGCAAGAAACTCAAAATCGAATATATACGGATTCCCCGTCTCAATCAACCGCAGAGGAGCGTGGTGCGCCAAGCTCAAGACCAGATTTTTAGAAAGCCCTACCACGAGGGGCGGTACAAAAATCGTTGAGTACCTCGCCATCGCAGCGGATGAGCCCAAACGCTTCCGGCAGCTCAACGAAAGAAAGCGAGCACCTCTTGTAGAATTCGGTATCGAAGAAGGTCTTTGTGGCCTTTACTGCCAGTACAATGGGCTCCTCGCTCCCAGCTACGAAACAAGCTGCCGAGACGGATGCTGGATGTGCCACAACCAAGGCGTCAACCAGCTCAGGCAGCTTCGGAAAGAGTACCCGCAGCTATGGGCCCTGCTCTTGAAGTGGGACACAGATAGCCCGGTCAACTTTAAGGCAAACGGCCATACCGTGCACGACTATGATAGGCGCTTCCAACTTGAAGACGAACACTTCCTCGTACCGGGAGACCCCCGCTTCAAGTGGTCGATGCTGGACGGCGACCTCCAATACAGACTTTTTTGAGAGGATGGTGCTATGAGACCAATTTCCGAAATTAAGGCCAACTACCGGCTCCGCATCGTCAGCAGCGGAGAGGACGGCTTCGCGGCCTATATCAACCACCCATGCTACAAGCCCACGGCCATCGCCGTCATCGCCTCATGGGGAGGCGGCTGGGAGCACGTCAGCGTCAGTCTCGCCCGCCGGTGCCCCACATGGGAGGAGATGTGCATGGTGAAGGGCATCTTCTGGGGAGAGGAGGAGTGCGTCGTCCAGTTCCACCCGCCCCGCAGCGAGTACGTCAACAGGCACCCGTACTGCCTCCACCTTTGGAAGAAAATCGGCGAGGAGTATGAGACCCCGCCGAAAGAATACGTCGGATGAAAGGAGACCAAGACCATGAAGAAAAAGCGCGGAATTTTCGCAGGGCGGCAGCAGACGCCGCCCGCCATCCCGCCCACCCAAATCAGCGACGCGAAGCTGCTGGCCGACCTCGACGTCGAAATCGCAGCGGCAGAGCGGGCCGCCAATCCCCCGGAGGGCTCCACGGCGGTCATCAATGCCCTGTCCCCCGGCCTCGCAGCCATGATGCCGACGGCCACGAAGCAGGCCCGGAAGAAGCTCCTCACCCTGCAGCAGGTCAGAAAGCGCCTCGCCGAGCTCATCGAGAAGGAGTACCAGCATGAATAGAGTGATCCTCATCGGGAACCTCACCCGAGACCCCGAGCGGCGCACCACCCGCAGCGGCGTGACGACTTGCAGCTTCACACTCGCTGTCGAGCGCGACCACAAGGACAAGGACGGCAACCGCGTCACCGACTACATCACGGTCATCGCGTGGAGGAACACCGCAGACCTGTGTTGCCGCTACCTCACCAAGGGACGGCAGGCGGCGGTCATCGGGAGCTGGCACAACCGCAACTATGAGGACAAGGACGGGAACAAACGCACCGTCTCGGAGTGCATCGCTGACGAGGTTCAATTCCTCGGCGCACCTCCACAGCGTGACGACTGCCCGGACGATGAATACCCGCCCTATAGATAACCACACCAATCACCTATTACAGGGAGCCGCCCTCGCGGGCGGTGTCCCTCGTTGTAGCCAAAAGGAGACGAATGCAGTGGCAAAGAATTCAGCGGCAAAATTAGATACGAAAACCCTCATCACCGAAGCGGTGAACGCTGGGCTTCAGGCGGGGAGGGCGCAAGCCTCCTCGACGGCAAAAGACGCATTCAAGGCAACCGAGCGCAGACTGTACGCGATACCCATACTCACACGCAAGGTCAAGGAGGATATCGAGAAGCTGGAGGAAATCCGCGCCAACGGGCCGAAAGGTCGTAGCAAGAGCATCGTCCGGTTTCAAAAGACAGGGTACCGCGTCGACCCAGAGGAAATGCTGGACGCAATCATCCAAGACCTCGAAGCGACCATCGAAATAGACAAGCATGAGATAGAAACCGTGCGCTGTGCGATG